ATTACAGGCATCTGGCAGGAAGACGCCGCCGATCCGGAGGCAGCTTCCCAGCTGATCGTCAAACATGACCAGCGCACCCTGAGCAAAGGTTTCAGGCGTGACCTTCTGTCACGTCGTGTCAATAAGCATCCTGCTTCTGACACCGAAACCGACGACCTGCAGCCCTTGACAATCAATGTCACTATTACGGGCGACCGGCGATTTTCCGCCAGTGAAGTGCAGGAGGAGTTGAACATTATGGTCGACGCGATGGAAGAATCCAGCTTTGTTGCTGGTCTCCGCGCAGGCAAAATCTAGCCATGCCTGCCCTCACTGCTTTTATAAGAGTGATGAAGTCGCTGCTAGAGTTTATAAACCCTAACAATGCCGTCTTGGACAGAATTATGTACGGGGGGGCCGTTGGCTGGAGGGTAAGATGCCCGAAAAAGGACACCAACCCGGAAGAGCCAACAAGTCTGCCTATGGAGGCAGCGCACCAGCAGCCGGAATCGCAAACCGGCGAAAGCAATTTAAACCAGGTAAGTCGCGATCTGAGCGTTCATTATTGCTCAAAGCGGCCCAACCGGAACGCCAGAGTCTTCCGCAGTTTAATACTGTGGGTGACTATGTTATGGCTATGCTTGCTGATGCTAGGGACCAACAACCTGAATATGGATACGCTGACTATTGTCGAGACTGTAGTACTTTTTCTCGACGATTTGCTGCAGAAGGCATTCGGTTTGCTACCGAGTGCCTACCTGACTTCTTTGATGGCCTTCTGGGCTATCTAGAGTCAGGCAAATCGGTCTACCCTGGGTTTAAAACACCCAAGAGCCAACAACACCCAAGTTTTTTGCAAGGGCTAGTTGGACCGATATATGCAGATCCATGTTCCAGCAAAGCAGTAAAAAATATAGGCCTGCTTTACCAGGTTTGTGTTGCCTTCAAGAAACTCGAAGGTACTGCTAAAGAAAGCGTACTTCGCGATCAGCTCGCGGATTTTGTTCAGACCGATATTGATCTTTCTAATATCGACTGGTCGCAGGAAGCTGCGAGGGACATTGCGCGCGACGCCAGGAAAATCATAGGCGAAGTGCTGAAAGGGTTAGATCCCTTCGATCCTGAGCAGGCAGCGGACTTTCGTCCAAGGCCCGGCCCCGGAGCAACGAATACTCCCACAAAACATGCCCACAGATTTCGTCCATGGGTATGGTATGACGAGCTTATGTCCGTTTTTAATCCGGATGAGTGGTTTAGACCTCCTTTCGCGCCACCTCATGTAGAGGAACGGCGTTGGGGGCAAAATTACCCGCGGTTTACCCGTATAAGCAGACGAAAACAAAAGCGTGAACTTGAATACTTCCACGCTGACCACAAACCTACGTCACGATATAAACTTGTTCCTAAAACGTTTAAAAAGTGGCGAGGTATTTGCATTGAGGAGAATGAGGTACAGTGGCACCAGCAAGGCCTGAGACGCGCATTATATAAGCGTATACAGAGCCACCCAATTACAAAAGGGTTCGTGAATTTTACGTCACAGCTGGTCAACCGTGCACTTGCTCTTGAGGGGTCCTTGTACCAAAAGTGGGCGACTATTGATATGTCTTCCGCTTCGGACAGGATCTTTCGTAAGCTCGTGCGTTATCTGTACGGTGAGAATAAGTCGCTTCTTATGGCGATTGAAGCTTGCTCTACAGAAACGGTTGTGCTCCCAAAGGTGAAGGGCTTTAAATTCATTGAAGAAATGCCCATAAAGAAAATCGCACCAATGGGTTCCGCTATCTGTTTCCCGATTATGGCCCTAACGCATTTCGCATTAATAAAGGCCATTCTCAACCGCTCCTCGATCGCACGTGTTAACACCCGGGATGTATACGTTTATGGCGACGACATCATCGTCAACAGACAATGTGTTCAGGCAATTTACGACTACCTGCCTCTATTCGGAATGAAAATTAACACCGATAAGAGCTTTAGTCGAAGCTATTTCCGGGAATCGTGCGGGTTGCACGCCTATAAGGGTGTAGAAGTTACGCCGGTGCGGTTTAAGACCGTACTCAGCCCAACGTCGTCCCCGCAGATGCTAGCTACTGCCCTACGGCTCGAAGAGT